AAAATATTTTAAACCTTTGTTAATCTGTTTGCAAAATTATTTTAAAATTTTGAAATACGTTTTCCAATTCCTTTATCACTAATTATTTCCATTTGACATATATTTAATTTAAAATTTGTCATTGTATTTATTAAATTATTATATATAATTTCAATTTCATATTCATTAGTGTTATGATAAATAGCATTAACATACATAAGAATTTGTTTGTCCACCACATTGTATGCTACTTTAGGTACTCCATACAATTTACATATGTTTCTTGTATCTTCATTGTCACCAATTAACCAACAGTAACTTATAAATTTAGGAATGATTACATCTTCAATCACATGTGGTGTAATCTTATATAAACATCGCATTCTGTCCTCCAGTCTCACTATGTTTGGACATATAATATAGTTTTCCTCATTTCTACAAACTAACATTTGACAAAATACACCAACACATTCATTTATACTGTATGTGCTTTTCATATTATGAAAAATTTGCACTTCAACAGCCAATTCTTCTAAATCTAGATTATCACGTTCAATTGAAGCTAATAAATCATCACCTAAAACACATATAAAGTCAAAGTTTCTTTCAGAAAAAAATTTTGAGTATGTTCTTAAATTATTTATTATATTACCAAACCCTACTGTTGTTTGACCAGTATGTCTTTTAGGAGTGGTAGAAGTTCTAAAAGTTCTATGTGACAATTTTGTGTTTTTATGTTGACTTTTGTAATGATTGTTTAGACCTTCATGAACTCCTAACAATGCATACATATAATATTCAAAATCTAATGAATGTTGATCTGTTTGCCTATCTTGTTTACTCAGATCTGATTCAAAAAAAATTTTATTTTTATCAAGTTTAATTCTATTAAACCTTTGCTTAAGTTCTGAATAATCCATATCTTCTGAATAAATAACTGTATGTTTTAACAATTTTTTGAATCTATATTTAGCCATACTATATATAGGTGCATATATTAAACTATATCCATAAGCATTCCATAATACTACTCTATTAGTCATTTCAGAAATTGAAGAGTAAATATCACCCTTAGTAATATTTTCTGGTTTCTGTATCATTCTAACCATATTCATTTTATGTTTTGCTGTTAATCCTCCCATTATTTCTTCAGCTTCCTTTTCTATATTGCTTACATTTCTATTACTTATCCACCATCTCATTAAATCATAATCAGCTATAATAGTGTTATCTTCATAAATTTTTAAATATTCATCAACATTATTAATACAATATGCTTTTTTAAAATATTCTAATTGTTTACTATGTGAAATTTTTTTTGTTCTTAATTTAGATCCTTCGTTAATTTTCTTATTTATAGCCTTTGAAATAGTATCATGTGCATCTAAAGGAGCTGGTCTACTTAAAGTGGGATAATCATTTAAATAACCAATTTCTCTTGTTATATTATAATATGGACCTTCATACATCCTATATGGTTTATTTTCCTTCATGAAATAATATGTATTGTCATAACCTAAATAGCTTTCATTAAAAAACATATAATCTTCTAAAATACTGTGATTAAAATAGTCAAAATTATCATTTTTACGAATATTATTTAACATAAG